TAGGCGGGTCCATAATGCATGCCCCTAGCACCAATTGCCTGATTGATTATTCCATCCCCGAAGGAAGCTACATAACTATTCCACTGTGCTGCCGAAATGGTTCCCTTTAGTTGAGCCCCTCCATCATAATTAAATGCGCCGGAAGGACCTTCGTAGGAAACAAATTTATCACTCTTATACAAAAGAACATCCATATAATAGGTTGATCCAGAAATCATTGATTTGAAATCTTTCTCTGTCTTAGAAATAAAACTAGTTAGAGTTCCTTTTTCCAAAAAGAAATCAACAGATTCTGCAAAAAAGTTACTTGCTGCAAGTGAATATTTTGGATCACTTTCACCTTTCCACTCAAAATATATTTGAGGCTGGTTTGTATTTACAGTATAGGGAAAATCTTGAGTCTGTCTTGCATAAAAGCCCTCGGATACAGATTCCCTAAAAGAACCTGTAAAATTAGGATAAACAAAGTAAACACTTGAAGAAACAGTTTGCAATCCTGATGATGTTATCGAAGAAGACAAAGGAAGATATTGGTCTGGGTCTAAAATTGCCTCAAACGGAAATGAGTAATTCGGACCCGTCTTGTATAGGCTTGCCACATACCCAGATGCACTAAGAACTGATGGTACAGAAAAAGTAGCATTTTTCTCTAGAACCGGCGCAGAAGCAGTATGAACGGGGTAGCTTACCGCAATTCCTGATTTAATCGTGTTAAAAAACACTCCCGGTGCAAAAAATGGCTGATATAGGGCTGCTAGCCTTTCTTGGTCACCATCTCTAGCGGTAGATCCATTAATATATGGACCATACGAAGCGGAGAACATGTGCCCAAGCTGAACTGCCCTAAGAGCCGGGTAAAAGCCCTGATATGGTAACAATTTCTTTACAGCATTTACTTCTAGTCTGAGCTTTGAAGGAAATGCGGTGTTGTCGCCTTTATGGTCTTCCTGAATCACAGAGAAATGCTTCATGAAATCACTGTGCGAATAAATTTTAAAGAAATCACTCTGGAGAGGTCCGGTTTCGCTGGTGGCGCTTGACGTATTTGCCAAAGAGGAACCAATAATATCTAAAAATTTGTTGTTGTCAGCAAAAAAACCTTCTTTTAAGTAATGATCAATGTGATCTGTAATTCTAAATTCTGGGAGAACTGTATAGTCTTTTGCTATTCTTCTGATATCTTCAGAATAGTCCTCATAGGAATTAAACCAAGGTGTTTTACCACTCAAAACATCTGTTCTGTATGGCGCTATTAGGTGTAGCGATGCAGAGGGCGATACGCCTCTGCCAGCCATAGCACCAGACATCATCATGCTTGGATACTCATACTGAAATGAGGATGATGGTTTAAAATTCAAACCATCATTAGACGTTCCATCTCCGCCAAAGTTAGGAAATGGTGCTGAAGATGTTGGTGCACCCTGTTGCCTTACCTTCCCCTGTATGTTTATTCCCAAAAGTGCATATATGTAGCCAGCATATGAAAGCTCTCCGTTCTTGTTTACATTTTTTAAACGAGGAATATTAGCGGGATCTAATCCCTTTACTCCAGAGGAGGGTTCGAGGGGGGCCCAGTAGTATGGAGAATAAGTTCCCCCTCCAGCTCCTACTGAAGAAGAAAACAAATATAAATCATAAAACGGTTCTTCCGAATCTAAAGGCCAAATACTCATATCTGTCATACCAAAGTAAGATGAGCCGCTAGCAATTATTAGCCCTTGTGCGTTTCTTGCAACGGCGTCGGTTCTCAGCCTGTCGTCAATGTTGTTTTTCCAAAACGCCACAGAATTACCTAGTCGAACATCAAAGTCGGCATTACCCTTGGAAACAGTATAGTTTTCTCTACCCCTAGTCTTTGACAATCCCGCATTCCTTTCACGAGGATAAACAATCTCCCTATAGGAAAGTCTTTCTAAAGATTTAATCGGATTGAACTCTTTATCTATCAAGTTATCCAGATAAACGCTTTTCATAGAATTATAAATTAATTTTTTATCTTTTATGTCGGCTTTGTATGAAAGCAAGCTATCTATTTTGTTGTTAGCAAAAGTTCCAAGATAATTTGCAAAAGTGCTATCTATTTCAACGGTTTTTTCAATTTTATCATCACCCACGACAACGATATCGTGTTCCAGAGGCTTATACTTAAATGAAACCATTGGTTCTGTAAAGTTTTGAAGGGTTTGCGTTGTTATTTTTTGTAGCTTGGCATTGCCCGGAGATATATTTGTCTTTTCTGTAAGAATAGAAAATCTATTGATACCTCTCATATATCTAACAATAGGATTATATGAATTTCTAATCTGTCTCCATGAAGATTGTCCTGCCGGTCCATTTCCCCTCAATAAACCAATATTTAAATAAGATGCTGGCGCTTGTGGCAAAGCGGTTGATGTGGCGAAATCCGAATTCGTCTCATATTGTACTGTATTATTTTCCATTTCGGAATCAACTAGTTTTGTCGCTTTATTGATGCCGGAAAAATCTTGTGCTATAAACTGGCTTTCGGGAACTTGGTAATCGTTGATTCCAAATTTTCTAGTTCCTCCGTCATTCCATATACCTATCTGGCTTTGGCTTACAAATGTAATATCTGTAGACGCGAAACCTCTATTGGCATAATCTTTTTGAGAAAATCCGTTCGGAGTTGTTATAGCAGAAGCAGAAATCCATGAATATTGTCGGTCGCTTTGTGGGATCTGGTGCTGTATATAGTAGTTGTCATATACGTTACTAGTCGTTGCAGTTTGGAATATATCTGTGTACTCTATGCGTCTTATCGCATTTCTTTGTGTTTTGTGGTATGAGGCGCTGGGCGAACCTGCAACACTGTCGTATCCTCCCAATAATGAATGCCTAGTCAGCAAAGTTTGGAGAGGCTGCCTAACAGACAAATTCCTATACGTCATGGCGTTATAGGGGGAATATGTTTCGGACTCGTAATTCAAAAATGCCTGTCCGTTTATCTCTGGTCCTCCGGGTGCAGAAAATCTGTTTACAAAAATATATTCGTTCTTACCTCTGTCTGGTATGGCTCGGTCATATGCGCCAGACACGGACGGAGTGCCAGTAGAGCCAACAGCGGCAGTGGATATACCGTTATTGTCGACAAAATATCGATTATTCACGTCCCTATCTGGTATCTGTATAATTTGATAGTCTTTTTCGTAATTACCATTATATACTTTGGTTGACCCGAGTTCATTAACTGGTGGTAAGTACGGGTTTTGCGTATTAGCGCTAGAAGTGGTGCTTTTTATATTTTTAATATTTAAAGGTCTCTTGGCAACCTCTTCTCTTAGCATTGTGGCTCTCGGAGCGTTTACACCTCCGGGCAAATCATAAATATTATAAAAATCAAAATTAATCCCAACTGGATTAGATGTGATAGTTCTGAAGGCATACCAACCTTCTTGTCTTGTTGTTGAGGCGACACCAAGATTTAAGCCAACGTGCCTATATGCGTATCCACCAACATTTTGTTGAGTGAAAGGTCCCTGCATAGGAATGTCTTTGTTGTCAAGATAAAAATCTTGAAGATGCTGAGTTGATAATTCATAGCCAACATGCCATGGCGAACTTCCTGTTATGAAAGGATTATCCGTTGAAGAACTTTGAAAAGATATCGGGGCATATTTTCTACCGTCGTAACCTCTTTCTGTAGAAACAGATGGTATATTAACAGAGAATTCTGGTTTGAATTTTCTATTTGGATTAATTTCATCAAGAGTTTTGCTGTTTACTTGTCTTGATATGGTGGACGTATTAAAAGATATTCTATTTCCAGAGCCGGGGGCAGACTCATTAAAAACAACGTTTCTGAAATTTCTGTCTTTCTTAGGGCGCGATTTATTCTGGTCATTATAAGTCGCCGCTTCGCCTCCAGAATCTACAGAGACTGATACTAGGGCGTCCCCCTTTGCTTTTTCCACCGGATTTTGAGAATTATCTAAAACATAATCACCCAAGGATGTTTGAGGCGCTAATGCATACCACGCCTCATTATATGAAGCGTCAGTGGCAGCAAGACCAGTTGATTTTCCAGCCTCTGCAAAAGGAACTTTGTATTTCCACCAATATAGGCTTTCCGATTCCTTCAGATCTACATCATCTGCTGGAGCGTGATTGTGTTCCCAAGCGGTTTTGTTGTGTGCGTAGAGGGCTACATTTCCTATCCCTGTACTTCCCTGTATTACAGGTGCGCCCACAGATGCTTGGTATCCACCTATTTCATTTCCCAAAGTTCCGTTTGGAACTAAGCTACCAACTTGCTGAAGTGTGGTTTGAGAAAGATCGGCAATTTTAGGACCGCTTGGGTAAAACTTCTGTATGGTCGGAAACTTATGCTTGTATTTTCCAGATCTTTCAAATACATGGCTTTCAACAACGTTTCTTACTGGGGTAAAATTAGACGAAGCCGGGACTATCTGGTATATCATTTGACTAATACTTGTGTCTAGCCATTTAAAATATTCGATATACCTGTCTACATCCGGGACCTGTCCTACTCTTTCGAAAAATATGTTTCTTATTTTTTCTAACTCTTTGTACCTGTCTCTATATTTGTTAACAGGGTTTCCAACTAGGTTTTCCATAGCAGAAGCTTCTTTTGAAGCTGCCAAGAGGTTTAACATTTCTTCGGAAATGTTTTGATACATACTTTTTTCGATAGAAAAAGAAAAGTTGACTGGTTTTGTTCTTTTTGTAAAAAATTCGTCGTCCTGAGAAAGTACCTTCACGGCGTCTGTATGATTCAAGTTTTCTGGCACTTGTTGTCTATGTGCCATAACATATTCTCTTGATATAGACTCTGTATTGTTGTTCCCTGCGCCAAAGTAGATTCCTCTTCCTGTGTGTTGTTTTTCTGTAAGCTTTGAAAAATATTGCCCGTATCTTTCGTCACCTGATCCCGACGAGAAGTCTTCTACAGAAAATTCACTTCCATACTCTCCGGAATCGGAACCTGTCAAAGTGTCAAAGTCCCAGTTTAATAATAATGTTTTTATCTTTGGAATATCAACGGGGTATGCTGTTCTATCTTGCAAAAGATACGAGCTTCTCATCGTATTATAAACACCATAATTTTTGGGGTCCAAAGCATGAGAAAGAAGTTCATCTTGATCTAGAGGTATCGCCCAATATCTGCAAGAAGATACCTTTACGTTTGTTGGTGTTAGCAGACTGCCTGTAAAATTAGTTCTGTGTGAGCCAGCATATATTCTCTTGTTAACTTCTGTTAAATATATGCCATGGGTTTCTGCAATTCCGTCGCCACGGTGGTCACCCGTTATTAGATTGAAACTATTCTGTATTATATCGCCAATCATGTTATATCCGCTAAACTCTACAACATAATTTGTATCCTCGGATCCACTCAAAATTCCAATATTAGGATATTTTTTAGGATATATCTTTACAGACAGGTTCCATCTTTCATTGTTATATACATTTTTGTAGGTTTTCGAGGTCATCTCCGAAATTAGACCGTTTGTAGCACTATTCGGGTTAGAAGACGTTAAAATAAACCTTACGTTGTTCGACTCCGGCTCAAGATCATTTGACTTTTCTCTTACAGCATAAACTTGAAAATTAGCCCAATCTGCATCTCGCCAAGTTGTGTCTCCGGGGTTTGTGGCAGCATCTGTTAATGCTGTATGCATCCCAAACAACGACGCGGAGATATATGGGTATTGATAGTTTTTAAAATTAGGGTCTGAATATCCGGGTCTTTTTGGAAATAATACTTCTGTTTCAACTGTAAACCCATTTTCAGATTGCCACGAGTCCGTAAGTGGACTCACATCATTGCTCGCTGTAATAAAAGATACGGAATTAGTATTTCCAGATGCTGTCATTTGGAAAACCGTTGCGCCAAACCTATCTAAATAATTGAAATCTGCATATGATTTCCTGATGGGTTTGGAAATAAAATTCCCCTTCATATCTAATGTGGCATTGTTAGCATAAAAATTAATACTATAAAGGTCCTCATCAACTCCAAAACAACGCATCATGTTGGTAATCGATTTTACTGTTCCCTTTGATTTATTAATGAAAAGTAAATTATTATACAAATTTGTATATATCTGGTTCTTAATATCTGATAATTTTGCCTCGAATTCCCTGTTATCATCCCTGTTCGCCAATGCTTCAAAAACATTTGCATTGGAAAACACTTCTGGTACTACAAAGCCAGAATTAGATAACAGTCGGTCTGCAAAAGGAAGTGGTTTATTCATACTTCCACTTGATGACCCACTAATATAATTTATATTTTTTAAACTTGGCACACTTTTGATTTGAAGAAAAAGATCGTCAAAATAGCTTGCAATAATTTGATTTAAATATAGGGCTTGGTTTTTCCCTCTGAACTCGTCCTCTTCGATAATCCATGTAGGGAGCATATTGAAAAGGTACATAGAATTTCTAGTATCATATTCTCTGCCTTTATAAGCAGCATCCTCCTCGTATGAAACAACACTGGGGTGGGAATTGTATATGATTGGATCTTTAAATTCTCGTGGGGCGGCTCCTTTTTCTACAATAGCGGAGCCAGTAGATCTCATTTCGCTTGTATAATTTTTTATAAACCCATTGGATACTCGCCCAGAATAGTCCAGTGCGATGCGATCAATAGAAGAGTTTAATGTAATGCCCTCATTGAATTTATAATACACGCCCAAATTAACTGGTTTTCTGTCTCTATAGAATTTTGAGGACTCAGTATCGTCATCCGTATTTGTGCCTCCTGAAATTTGTTTGAACCAATTAAACTTAATGTCGTCCGAATCTCTTTTTGCGGTCCAAAATCTAAATTCATCAAACGAAGACCCGGATAAAGAGCCATAGCCCTCTACAACCCCAGATGTCGATGCACCTTCGGTTGGGGCGGCTTTATAAGCTCCAACCGAAGCATTATATGCCCTGTTTGCGCGGACTTCTTGAACTGTTGATCCTGTTACAGTTGTCTCAATAAGGTCACCATTAACATATAATTTAATCTGCAAGGCGTCGGATGGGGTGGCGGATATGTTTTCAACAGTAAAGGCTACATGATTCCAATCAGACAAATCTATCCCCAGAGCACCCGTTAAGGCTTGCGCTCCGATAGGCGCACGGTGAACCCCGGTTGCGCCACTCATATATGTAACATGGAAAAAGTGTTCATCAAGGTATTCGCCAGCCTCTGCTGGGTTGTATCTAGATTCAATGAGGAAGCGACCGTAGCTCGAATTTCCTCCGAGAACAGTAATGCCATTATGCAGATCAAAATAGGCATGGGACGGCGAGGTTTGGCTTTTCGACGGCTCAAATGGGAGCTTCATCCAAAATTCAACAGTATTTCCCCTCTCTCCATCAATGGTGAAGTTTTGTATCTGCTTGGTTGTCGGATCATATACATTGGCTTTTTGCTCTGATTCTTTGAAATTTAATTTTTTTGCATAAGAGCCGGAAGCATAAGCTGGTACCGATGGGGCATGCGGACCACCTTCGACATAAATATATTGTGGGGAACTTGATAATTTATAGTTATCTCCATCGGCCGGAGTTAAAGTGGTTGCAACAGTTCCCCACGTTTCCCCAATTTCAACGTATCCATTTGTTCTTGGATATTCGAACTCAAAGATATAGTTATCCAAATAAGTTGATTCATTGTGCCACTGGAGCTTTTCTTTAAACGAACCATCATAAGGATAAAAGCGATAAATATTTTCAATTGCTTTTTTATAATATTGTTCTGCCGATCCGAATTTTGCAAAGTTTGCAGGATCAGCGAAGTTAACTTGAGGAATAAATCTACTTCTATCGACGAAAAACTGTTGAGAGTAGTTTGGAGATTCCACTTTTCTAGTGACTTCATCAATGCTCTGATTTACAATGGACCAAGCTCCGCCACCAGCATTGGGGTTTAAGTTTGCATGAGGATCCCCAAAATAAATTGAATTTATTGGTATGCTAATCATTATGCCCCCACCTTAAACCTAAACACTTCCTTTTGTTCTCTGTATGACCCATTTGAATAGTAAGCAAATTTTAACCCATACTCGTATCCCGGTTGAAGCAAACTCATGTCTAAATCAAAATAATTCCCAGAAATATCGTAAGATAATCTCGTATATGAGCCTACAGAGCTATCGGCTTGGGGAGAAGTTGCAGAGCCTGTTCCATAAGGAATTACTTCATAATCATCTACAATTCTATAGAGGCTAAAATAAGCATTCTCAACCACTTCGCTAGGGATTGTGGATTGCATTTTTGTATAATTGTTTGGGCTCCAGTCTTTAGATCTAATAAAAAGCCTAAATCTAGCTTCTTCATCCGTAGAATATGCGGCTTTTAAATTATCTATCGTTGTAACATAGTCTGGGTCTGGATTGAAATTAGAAGCGTTTAAAGTGCTGACTGTAATTTCAGAACCAGTGTGATATGAAACCAAGTCTTCATGATGCCAAGCGGCATAAACAGAATCTAATGAGTGACTCATGGCTACAGAGGCAGTATAAATTCCATCTACAGCACCTTGAGGTCCTATATAAATTCCACCTGTTACATTTGTGTGATTAGCTGCTACAACTCCTCCCCCCTTTGGAAGTGCAAGCTTGTCATAAATATTTCCCGCAGAATTAGAATACAAGCTTACCATCATTTTTACGCTTGTAGGGTTATGAGAAACATTGTCTGGTATGTTTTGAAGTTTTCCTTTTACATAATTATACAAATACAAAGTATTTAAGTTGTCTTCTCCAGTTGCCAAAGAGCTACTCATTACAAAATTAGAAGCGTTGTCTTTCTTTGAGGAATCCCATCTTGCTTCTAGATTTGGTCTAAGAAAGAAATATTCGCTTGATCTAGCAAAGAACTTCTTTGTGTAGTATGAGTGAGATCCAGTTTCGTAACTGGAAGATAGGAAAACCCCTAAGCCATAGTTTGGTATGCCTGTACCGTTTTGGAAGTTGCTTACAGAGGTGGTAATCCATTGTGTTCCGTCTTGATAAGATCCCGAATCCTCAAAGTCGCCGGGACCACCGAGTTTATTTCCCGCCAACCCTATGTCATCCATAGTGAGCCCAAAAGCGTTTGCGCTTATGTCATCGCGAGCAGCAGCAGTTATTCTTAAATGTGGCACATTATTAATTGATTCTATAATTTTATCTGCTATGGCAGCGACGGATCCCAAACCCGAGGTTCCTATAACCTCTCCGGCAGTTGTTACATCTTTATCGAGCCTGAAAACAACAGTTGTGCCTTGAGAATCTATTAAAGTAAATGTAGCGTCATCTGTATTTGTAGAATTTGCACTGCTATGAAGAAGACCACTGCAAGAGGCAGCAACGCCACCAGTCATCCAGTCTTCAACAATATCACTAATGTCAACGGACAAATCTTCTGTGCCGTCAGTAAAAGATCCAGTGAATGCAATTGACAAACTACTTTCTGCAAAGTCACCGCCTTCGGAAAGCCATGTAGAATATCCGTCTCCGGGGGCACCTTTCCTAACCCAGTTTGAGCCGGTGCCCTCATATGTCTGATCGGTATAGTTATCCATGTCTAAACCGTAACCCTCTTGCCAAGAGCCAGAACAGACCTTGATGACCATTTTGTAATCTTTTGGAAGGGGCAGGGAGTGTGGGGCATTATACAAATTGAGATACCAAGCAACATTTCCGCTAACAGGAACAAGACCATTAGTCCTATCTTCATTCAACTTATCTATATCAAATTGAACAAGAATTCTAGATTTCTCCGAAGATTGTGAATTGGACCCTAATCCTGTTGATAATTGTCCCACAATGTAAAATGCTTCTAGGGTATCTGAGGCACCCATATTTGAGCCAGTACCTTTGGTCTGTAAATCCATCTGGTATGCGCTTGTAATCGTGTTGTCTGCTGTCGCAATGTATCTTTTAATAGCCATTATATAACGGTTCCTACTATATCCGAGTCTGGAAATTTTATTTCAAATATGCTGTCTGATGGGGCTAGAATAACCCTCCCGTCTGCCGTTGTCATTGTGTCGACACTAAAAATCGGGCTACTGTAATTGGAACCAACTTTTACCTCAAATTTTAATTCCAAAACGTCCAACAAGCCTTCAACATTTTTCAAAATTCTTAGGGCGTCTCCATATCTTATTGGCTCCCCAATGTTATATTGATTTTGGGTAAAGTACTTCTTCAAAGAAATAGTAGCCGCGTTTAAAACTTCAAAACCATTATAATTCGAGTCGGACATTATTTTAAATTTTAGACCTAAATTGATTATTTTTGCGTCTAATATATCAATTGTATCATTTATCATTTTGTTGGACGACAACCAAAACTTTAAATTGTTTTTAGTAACTATATTAGCTTGAGTTAATTTATTTTGCCCGTCTTCCGCAATCACATAAATATTTAAGTTTCTTTTAAAAGAGTTTTTATCTTGCATTATTGCGGCTCTTTTTACTGATCCGAATTTAGATGGCATATTATAAATTAAAGATATATAATCTTGCTGTGTAACTGCTCTGTTTTGAGAAGAGAACATTCCATATGCTTTATATTTTATTTCGCGAGCGCTGTCTTCCCTCGTGCTGCCATTTATAGGAGATTCATTTTCAAATTCTAGAGAAGTAGTAACCTGCTGCATGCTTGAGGGAGAAAGGATTGACGTGTCATTGAATTCAAATCTAGGATTAATCGCGGAAACTAAAGAATTTGTCGTTATATTAACGTCATTTGGACCATTTACTCTGTAGACAACTGTTAGATTTGTTGTTTGAGGGGCTATTCCTAGTTTATCTGTTTTTAACAAGTTTGTTGGATCAAATGACCTGTCGGTTACATAGTCGCGTCCGTGCAGGTCTATGGAAGATCGTGATGGGTCATACAGAGATTCTTTTGTTGAGTCATCATCCGACCCAAAACCAAACTGTATATAGTACCCTGAGAGGTCGGATTCTGTCACAAATCTTCTCGGTACTGGAAGAGCCCTTAGAGAATACAGGGGTTCTGAATTTATAACTTGATTTTTCAAATTAACATCGTTGTTTTTGACTGGAACGTATACCGTGTCTTGAGATAAATTGTCGACCTCATAATATCTATTTCCTTGAGAGTCGTAAACAGATATAACTTCTACAATATTTTTTCCATCTAACCTAAATCTTGGGAACCTCTCGTAGTCTCCAACTTCAATGGTTTGAGTCATTGTTCTACCAGAAACAACAGTCCCTATTACTTTAACAGCGTAGGAGGTGGGAGAACCATCTGAGGGTCTGGATGTAGCCACGACGGTTGTGGCGTTAACAGAATTAAAGTTGACATCATCAGTTAACGAAAACACTGCACCGTTTGTAGCTTCAAATGTACTCCCCTTCAGCAAGATGGGTGCATAATTTAAATTTGGCTGATTTGGGGTTGATCCTGCGGCAGTATCGGCTGGTATTACCACATAAAGGGAGACTTCTCCGAAAGAAACCGGGACTCCAGATTTCTTGTATCCTAATTGACGACCTAGCTTTAATACGTTATTGTATTCGTTGGCGGTATCTAAAAAAGATTCATTTACAGAGTAATCTAGATAAAACGATAAAACATCCCCCACATAAGAAACAGTGTCCAACATTAGTGATCCAAAGGAAGCTTCGTTAAAGTCTTTGAACGTGTCGGGATAATATCTTTTTGTATAATTAAGCAGGTCTTGCTTAATAGAGTTAAAATCTCTGCTGGTATAATTAATTGGTACTATTCTTTTCTTATCAAAAGGCATTTTTAAACTCTCCTTTTTATTAATTAATTAGTGTCGTCAATTAGTTATTTTTTAAAAATCATAGCTATTAACCGTAAGTTGTAGTTCATCGGTTAAATTTATGGAAGGAACACTATATTTTATCAATACATTCACCCTGTTAAGATCTAGAGAAGGATCGTCTTCATTAGTGGTAAATTTTACCTCTCGTATTTTAACAAAAGGCATGTACTCCAATACCTGCCTTGCTATTTCTTCTCTAACATCTGCAAAAAGCACTTTACTCATCGGCTGAAAAAAGAATTGGTAAAGACCAGCCCCGAACTCGGGTAACATTATTTTTTCTCCGGGATTGGTCAAAACAATCATTTTTATATTTTGACTTATGACACCCTTAAGGGTATCCAACATTTCATAACCGTTGATTTTATCCTTAGTTAAAGGCAATTTTGGAGAATAATTTGACATCTTTTGATTTCCTATGGGATTCTAGTCTTCTTCTGGAGTTGGAATACCTGCGCCCGAAGGACCTCCCCGATCTTTCAAGTATTTAGGCTCATATGACATTCCCGCAATTCCTCTTATATCATAAATAGATTCTATCTGTTGTTTGAATAGATTTTTTGTTAGACTAAAAGATGTATTGACTCTAGGATCGGCGTCTACGGCAGTATGACTGTAGAATATCATCATCGCTACGAGTTTATCAATTGGGATACTATATGAGAAAAGACCTCTAAATTCTATATTTTCATATAATTTAGTTAAATTTTCTTGCATTAACTTTTTACCTCCTCCCTGATTCATATATTCTGATAGTCTCACTATGATTGACTTAGCGTCTGCTTTGTTAAAATCATGATATTTGTTAACTGGTATGTTAAAAGGAGTATCTTTTTTATCTGTAATATCGATTTCGTGCGAAAGAACAGGGAATATAAAAGATGTATGTATAGGATAGCTTTCGTTTTTCAATACACCGTCGCCAACGTTGACTGCTCCAATCTCTTGTATAACAAAACTTTTTTCTTTTTGAAAGTGCTTTGCCAGTTCCGGATCCTCGGATGTCAAGGTTGAAACAGTATCTTTTAGAGTTTGTTTTAATTCTTTAAATGCTTGATTATACGGCACGAATGATTGCCCTGATTCGACCTCCATTACACTAATACCCTCTTCTTCTTCGACGGATCCGAAGTCAGGAACATCTGGGTTTATAGGAGCTTCTGGCTCTTCTGTACCTTCGTTCAGCTTTATAGTTTCGTCTGTATATGCAATTCCATAACAGAATCTTACTCCCATTTTTATTGACTTAAAGAATTTCCTAAAAGGCTTTTCTTGTTGCTCTGGTGTCAATGCGTAATTGAATAATTCATTGTCTATAGGATTAGCCATAAGTCTCCACAGTTTGTCAACCGCATAGTTGTTAACAACAGATTTTAGAGAGAGATCTTCCGATTTTGTATAAATTGCAGCTTCAGGCAGATTTTCCGGCTCACCTAAATATGCCCCCTGACCGAACTGAGAATCAACAGACACTACGACATCTTCACCCATAGCTTCCAGAAGCCATTTTGCGGCTCCGGGTTTTGGTGTAAATTCCCCTTCTTCATTTGTGCTAGGGGGTAGCCAAGGTACGAAGGGACCGAATGCGGTTCCTACGGCAGTGTTATGCCAAATAGCCGTCCTTTGCGCCAAATATTGATTATACATCTCGTCGCTTGGATCTAAATCTTCAAATCTATAATAGACTTGGTAGAAAAACCTACCATTCTTAAACATATCTAAAGTGCCCGGATTTCCGTCATCAACAATACTTGTGGTCTTTGTGGGTTTTGTATCATCATATTGAAAAAAAGTTGCTCTATGAACTTCTTTCATCTGTGAGTAGCTGATAAAGTCATTCGGATTAACCTCGGCAGGCATTGCCTTTCCTCCGGAAAGTTTGCTAGTGGATGCTAATCTTTCTTTCAAAAATTTAATTGGTCTCTCGATATTTTGTCGTATATAATACAGAGTTGCATGTTCCCAATTTTTAATTCTAAATGTTCTCCCCAGCGCCGTATCATATATTTCTCCATCAATTGTGCCGGGGGCGGGAGCGCCGAATTCTCCCGGAAGTCCGGGCAGCGCGGCATCAGGATTAGTCGGAGTAAACTCTGGTTTTTCTGCCATCATTCTAGTAATTAGAGCGACCCATTTCCATTTAAAATCAGTAGGATCGTTGCTTGTCTCAATCCAATCTTTGAAATTAATTAAAACAAAATTACACATCGCCTCATTTACTAAAAGTTCTTTTGGGAAAAGAGGGGCGATAAATACAGATTTCATCAACACTTCTCCACAGAAAGATTGTATCATTGCAGATACTAATCCTTCCAAAATGGCAAAGTGCGGCATTCCAAGCACTTCAGAATTTGGATCATATTGAATACTGAAATCATAAGCTCTTTTGGCTAATTCTAAAGAATATTTGAAATCTACAAAAGTTCTCTGCATTGCATTTTGATTTGTGGGCTTTCCTTCAACTACTAGCTTTAATTCCTCTATTTGCTTGCTAGTGTACTCTGGGATTTCAGTCGTAGAGGAATTAAATAATGCCTCAATACCTACACGGATTGCGTCGTTGCTTATGAGATCTGTTAATTTATTTTCTTTTGGAGTTATCATGGTAGAATTAGCACACTTATTAGCTAGTCCATTCAGCACAGACGTTACTACAGAATAATAAACATCTCCTTGTAGGACCTTTTTTAGATCCTCTACAGTTTTCTTTTGTCCCTCTAAGGCATCAACTTCTGAAGACTCTACATCTATAACGCCCAAGCCAGATAAAAGTAGGTTTGAAAAATATTGACACTGTTCTGGTCTTAAGGGATTCCCCGTTTTTTCTAGAGGAAACTGTTCTAGGTGAACTCTTAAATCTTCCGCTATATCTGTTTGGTTATAAAATTGATTAAAAGTATATTTTAATTCGTATGCATCATCTGCTACATCTAAAATCCCATCCTCGTCGGAATCATACAAATCAGTAGAAACCTTAGTATATAGAGGTTTTTTAATTGAAAACTCATATCTATCCGCATAAATTGCTTCCCCATTTTCGCCAGCTTGGGGGGGAGGTAAATACATACTAATGTAAGAGTTCCCAACAGGAAAACCGATAGAGATAGTATTGCTTTCTATAGCTGAAAGTGTGTCGATCTGAGACGGGAGGGATTGTAAAATAGAGTCCACGGACAATTGATCTTTTATATCGTAGCCAGCTCCAAGAGGAATTCCAGCAAATTTGTCCCCCTCTATCGAGATGGGACCATATAGATCTCCCATCATAAGAATTAAAGTTAAAGTGCCAGCGTTTATCGTACCCGCGTCCGTACTTTCTTTGATCATACGATTCTCTTTTGGGTCAAAAAAGTTTGTCGTCTGGGAATATATTATAGGCTGAATTGTGCCAAAAATATTCTCCATAGCTGTCGAAAAAGCCCTATTTGCTGTGTCAAATTCCATGCCAGCCAGAAGAGCCTTCCCTCCTTTGCCGTCTGAAAAGAGAGGGGGCAACTGGGAAGAAAGGTCGTCATTTTCTCTAATGATCTTTGCTATCTCTTTATACTTTTCCAACTCATTTGATAAATTCTTCTTTAATACGTCCTGTACGCTCTCTGGGGATAATTCACCGCATTTTTCTAACAATGCTTCTTTATTCTCATCGATTATATTCTGACATATCAATGGGTCTTCGTACTTTTCCATGGAAGCAGATTCTAAAAAGTCAAAAACTTCCGGTTGCATTTGGGCTCCCAGACAAGCAAAAAAATCGGCTATTCCAGTAATTGAATTAAGTTTTAGTTCCGGGTACCCATTAGACACACCCTTTATTGACTTCAAAATATTTCTTGACGACGACCCGTCAAGAAGTGCAGCAATTTCATTAGTAGTCATTATTGAAGAAGCTTCGGAAATAAACTTGTCTACCTGTTCCACTGTTGCATCGTTGGGACCCTCCCCAATGGTGATACCACAATAAGAATAATCCTTAGATGGCGCATAAGATGCGGCTAGCTGCGCTATATCCTGTGCTCCATAGTCCCTAACACTTGGCGCTTCATTAGAACACTCAAGTTCCGGACAAGTTAGCAATATGTCAAGAAGGGCAGCAATTAGTTCTAGCAGAATTTGAGCTAGTGCAAACTCAAGGAGAGCTTTTATAGCATCGATTAATACATCCAATATGTTAGCTGTTGGCAGCCTAAAAAACAAAGATGGGATATTGAAACAGAAAGAACATAATAAATCTTCAGTCTTGATTGTTTCTAAAAGTTGATCTTTAGGTTTTATATTTCCATCTGAGTCAACAATATTATTATTGAAAGACCAAGGCTCACTTTGAACTATTTCTGATGGATTATTCATAATTGTTGAAGGGCTGAGATTTAATCCGCCACTCCCGCCAGAAAGACCCATTTCTAAATTTGGAATCCCGATCTCTCCAATTCCAAATTGATCATCCATAACATTAATAAAGCATTTACATATTTTACTATACAACACCTCTGGAGTTATGTAATTTAACACGTAAGCGTATAGATCATCTAGATCAAATATTTTTGTTTTCAAATCCTTCAGGGCGGCACCTGAAGATATAAAATCTCCTACATATTGAACTGTTCTGCTGGCTTCCTCTACAACTGCGTCTATAAACTCACCGTTATTGGCTACGGTTGTTTGACCATCTATCTCTGATAGGAATTTGAACCATGCAGTCCCTTTCCCCGGAGGGGGCTTGGGGCATGGTGGGAAAAATTGCAAAAGATTGAATTGAAATGCACCAAGATCGTACCTTGGATTCAAATCTAGATTTGAATCTAATCTTTCCGCAATTCCCATGAGGATGTCTCCCCACGAAGGCATTTGAAAACTGTATCCACATTGCTTGCCGGGAGTATCAGAGTATTGCTTATTTTGAACTGCTATTGATTTTGGTATAACAACTGGCTTTGGATCTGGTAACCAGCTTTCGAATATTGTTTCCCACTTTAAGGTGGGGTTTTTAATTTCTCTATGGTAGTTCAACAACGCCATAGTTCTTGGAATACTGAGCGGCTCTATATCTCTATAGAATTGAAAACCAACATTCAAGATTCTTTCTTTAGAGAGATCTGAATTGGGTTGGTTACCGTCTGGAACTATTGACATAAAAACGATTTCTGAAAAGTTTGAATTAAACCCAATATTCACAATAGAAAATCTATTTGCATCTTTGTTATATTGATACCCATTTAATAACAATATTTTTTTAATTGCTGGGGGGATATACGACAACCTTCTCGCTTCTTCGCTAAAGTTGAAACCATCAATGAAGAAATCTGATGAAAATACGTCCAAATAGATTTTATTCAGACTAAAGACTGCTTGATCTAAGTGTGTTTGGAAATATCTCAAATCTATCGATAGTATGTGAGAGCATTGATCCTTTAGCTGATCTAGGTGATGCTCGTTTGATGGAAATGCTTCAAGATAAACGCCGCCGATTTTCACAAGGACCTTTACCTTGGATCCCGGTCTTAACGGCACATAATGGTCGACAGACTTTACAGCCAAATAAGATTGAACCATTTTTGCAACATCATCTTCAGTGTATGATTTATCATAAAAATCAAACAATTGCTTTATTCCCAGAATTTTCGCTTCTTCATACATTAGTGATAAGTCTAGCTCGTCTATAACACATGTATTTTCAAGCTCTACTGTTATCCAATGTTCCCCGTCCTCTGTATGATAATATGGCTCTTCATTGTCCCACCATGTTGGGATTAGCGCCCTAGACATAGGAGACATTTCGCTAACTTGTGTTTTTTGTAAGCTTAATTTTTTTGGTACTCTAAAATATTGATCGAAAAAAATTAAGGAATCACTGCCCTGTCTTGGGGAAACAGATTTTAAGTATTTGGGAGGTACATATCCCTTCATACCAG